GTGCCAGCCTGGCAGAGCGTGACGCCGGAGCCCTGGGCGATGGTGATGGCTGAACCGCCATTGTTGATGATGGTGATAGTAGTGCCGAGCGGAAAGCTGACCGTGCCATTGGGGGGCACAGTAATGGTCTGCGCAGCAGAATTCAGGGAGTAGATGTGCTTGCCGTTGTCAGCTGCGACCAGCTGGTAGGACGCGCTCTGGGCATTCTGGGGTACTTCCCGAAAACCGATCGACCATGCCGAGCCGCCCGCATCATTCACGGTGGAGCCGGTGGCCGCACCCGAGATCGTCTTGTTGGAAAGCGTCTGGCTATCTGTCGTCCCGACGACTGCGCTTGAGGGAACTGACCTGCCTGACCAGGAAGCGAGATTGGCGCTGTAGCCTTGTACATCACTACCGATGGCGAGGCCGAGATTGCTGCGGGCGGTGGCGGCATCGGCTGCACCGGTCCCGCCATTGGCAATGGCGACCGTGCCCGTAATCTTGGAGCCGGCCAGTGCGGTCAGCCAGGCGGGATCTGCATAGGTGCTGGTGGTCAGCACAGCATTGCCGGAAACCGATGGCGCGGACAGTGCCACGGTCCAGGAGGCAATCGTGCCGCTGCCGCCCACCATGGTAACATTGACGACGAGCGCACCGGTGCCGCTGGTGTAGGCTGTAATCTGCCCATGCATCCAGTTGGTGGGTGTGGCCGTGCTGGTGATGGTCACCCATTGGCCAACGACGAAGGCTTTGCCGGTCTGGACTGTCAGCGATTTGGAGCCCGTGCCGATGACAAGCGAGGTCGTGCTGGTGGCGCTGGTGCCGGGCGCATTGACGGCTGTCGCCGCACTGGCAGCAGCATTGGTTGCGTAGCCATTGACCTCGACCGCTAGGGCATTGGCCTCAGTGCCGAAGGTCGGCAGCGCGCCGAGGAAGGCATCCGCACGCGCAGAGAAGTTCGCCGCATCCGTCCGGGACGGCGGCGTGGGCAATGCTGTGATAGGCATGAAATTACCCCTTGGGGTGGATCAGGTGAGCCCTTCGATTGTCAGGCTGCAGTAGCTGACGGTCGGGTACGCAAGGTCGATCGAGAACTCTTTGTAGAAGCCGTAGACGGTAAGGCTCTCGAAGCTGTCAGAGCCAATCCAGAGGACCGGCGAGGCACGCAGCGCTGCAAGGTTGCGGGCCACGTCATCGATGGCGCTGGTCGGCATGACCACCCGCGCGGTCATCCGTTTGGCAAAGGCGCGCTCCACCACTGAGGTGACACCGAACTGGTCGGTCTCTTTCCTCGAATAATCTATGATGCCGATGTCGGCGCCGTGCTCGGTCTCGCCGATCGCAAACTGCCGGCCGAACAAGAGTGCGCCGCAGGAAACGAGGTCAGCCGGATTGTCGCGGGCAATGGTGACGGTGATGACGCCGGCCTCATAGACGGGCACATCGAGGAATAGCAGGCTCGATTTGCGCCCGACAGGTTCGAAGAACCAGGAGAACCAGTTGTCGATGGCCGTGCCGCCGACATTGAAGCTCTGGGTCTTCGAATAGAGCTGCGTGCCCGAAACCGTGAGCGACACCGTCGCGCTCTCCGCATCGGTGTCGATGAGCGCGACCCCGTCGGTTGCGCCTGGCGTCAGGACAACCTGCAAGCTTCCAGCCCGGGTCGTGGCAGTGCCAACCCGGTCATCGAACATGGCCCAGCGGTTGGTCGGCCCCAGATCCAGCCACTTGGTCGGATCGCTCGCCGGGTTAACGCCGTTCGATGCTACCAGTGCCTCGTAGCGCCGATGGGTTGCCGTCAGGATCACCCGCGTACCTACCGCATAGGCTGTCCCGGATGCCCAGACCGGGTGGTCGTTCTCCGGTGCCGTGCTGCTGGTCAGCATCGCGTCCGTGAGCGTGGTCGGCCGGATCAGTTTCATGCCGCAGTCCTAACCGCCAAGGCATCTCCATCCGGGGTCACCCGCTCGAGAATGCGAGCCGTCTTGCTGGTTCCGGATGCGATCGCCGCCGAAGCAATCCGCTGTTCGTCGCGCAGGTCAGAGAGTTCTTGTTTGAGCGATGCCAGCCCATCGATCAGGACGTTGGCGCTGTCGTTGGCCGGCAAAGCCATTGAGGCCGATTGATTGGAGGCGAACTGTTCCCACCAGGTCGGTGTACTTGATGGGGCTGCCGTTGCCGTGTCCGTTGGCAACCCGGCCATCGCGTTGATGATCGCGACGGTCTGCTCGATGCTGGCAGCGGTCTGGCCCTGAATGCGCGCCAGTTCCTGCGCCGAGGTGGCGGCATCGGCCGCCACGTTCAGCAGGCTTTGGCTGAGCGCAGGCAGCGACTTGGCCGCCTCCTGATCACCGGCCCGGGCAGCAAGAGTGGCAGCGTTGAAATCCGACAGAACCTGAGCGTAGGTTTTGGTACCGCTGCCCATGCTCCCACGGATGCGGGCAACCTCGGACAGCAGGCTATCGGTAATGGTCTCCCAGGCTGAACGCAGTTTTTCAGCTGCAGCGGCAGCCTCATCAGCTGCCTTTTGCTGGTCCTGCAGCGCCCAGATCTGCTGCTGCAGCGCACGGTTGCTTTCATCAAGCTGGGCCAGATCGAGCGCCCGCAGTGCTGCTGTATTGCCCTGAACCTCCAGCAGTTGGCGCTCGAGCGACAGACGCTCGTCGGCAATGGCGGCTGCACTGGCGGCGTCCTGGGCCGCACCAATGAGCTCAGCAAAGGCGGGCGCCAGCTGGATCAGGGTAACATAGGCCGCGCGGCCAGCCTCGGTAGTCAGGTCCTGCGCTTCGACGAGCGCCCGAAAGCCTGCGATGCTTTGCGGCAGTCCAAGCCCCAGGCTCTCGAACACCCGGGCCATCTGTCCGGTCTGTGCGGAGGCCTGCTCGGCCTTGCTGTAGTAGAGCGTAAAATACTCGCCCGTCGCGGAGGTCATGTCACTGGCCGAACCGAACAGGTCGAACAAGTTCATCTTCGCCGCAAGGGTCAGATCCTCGACCGAGGTGCCGAGCAGGCTGAGCGAGGAACTCACCGCCTCGACACTGGAGGCAACCCGGATCAGCGTCTCGAAATAGCCTTCGCCAACCTTCTGGAACTGATCGAGTCCCGGCACGGCATAGCGGGCCAGATTGTCGGCCGCTGCGCCAAAGACAGCGGTAAGCTTTTCCTGGATTTCAGCGCCGGTCAGACCCTTCAGATCGATCTTGCCGATGTTGACGACAAAACCCTGCAAGCGGGATTGGACCTCGCTCAGCGACAAGCCCAGCGGCCCGGCTGCGGCCGAGATCGCATCATAGAAGCCGGAGAAGATCAGCGCGAACTGGCGCTCGAGCTCGGCATCAGCCGCCGAATACTGGGTCGAATACCTCGAGCCCATGCTGATCCCGAGGAACTTCTTGGTCTTCTTGACGTCGCTGTAATAGCTCGCGTCAAACCCGCCGGAGAGGATGTCTGCCAGCGACTGGCCGCGACCAAAGATGCCCTGGCCGGTGATCGTAGTCTTGGTGCCGAACAGTGCGCCGAACGCCTTACCGACGAGCCCGACCAGACCGCCCAGAATACCGCCGATGATGGGGATCTTGTTCAAAACCGAGCCGACGCCATCAAGACCTTTGCCAATGAGGCCGGTCACGCCCGTGGATTGGTAGCCGGTGTTCACGCCAGCAGCGGACGCTTCAGCACCATTGGTTCGGATGATGAGATTGGTGAGCCCGCCGATATTGGCCTCAATGTTGCGCAAGGAAGCCAGCATGGCAGCCGAATAACGCATGGTCAGCGTGTCGCCCTCGCGCAGGTGATCGATGGCTTTGGCAATGCTCTCCGACTTGGCCGCGCTGTCCCCAAACACGGTGCCAGTGCCATCATTGGCGGCAGGCAGTTTTGGAGACCCGCCAAAGGCGCCGCTGATCGCGACACCCAGTGAGGCAATGACACCGGCCGTGATGGCACCGGCTGCAATGTTGAGCGGAAACGGCAGCGAGCGGATGGCGTTCACCACGGCCTCCACCGCCTTGATGCCGGTCGTAATGATCGAGTTGCCCTGTTCGACGCCGGCACGAGCGGTGTCCGAGGCTGCCATGGCAGTGTCACTTGTGACCTTGGCTGCCGTCTGGGCTCCGATGAGGCCAATCTTCACCGCGGCATTCTTGATGGCGATCGCCAGTTCAAAGGCGCGAAACACCTTCTCAGCGGCAAGCAGCGCCTTGTAGCCGTCCGAGCCCTCCTTGAAGAAGCCCTTCGCGGCCGAGGCGAGATTGCCATAGTGATTGATCTCGGCCGATGCCTGGGCGGCACGCGCGTCGGCATACTGAAACGAGGTGCGTCCATATTCGCGCTCGGCCTCAGCCACGCGCTGGGCCGCAGCCACCTGCGCCGAGGCAAAACGGGTGATCTCGACCGTGATCGCGCCAATTGCCCCGCCGACCGAGCCGAAGGCATCGGCCATGTTCTGGGCCGCTGCTTCCGTTGCCGAGACCATGTCTTCCAGGCTTTGGAGGAACTGCTCCTGACCGCTTTGCGCAAAGTCTGCTTCCATGAGCCGAATGCGCGCGGCCCGATACCGCTCCCAGGCTTCGACCCCGCGTTCGAGAACGATCTGTTCGCGCTCGGCTTCGAGATTGGCGAGTGCCTGCGCCCGGGCCGACTGGCCAAGCAGAGCGACCTGCTGTTCGAGCGGGCCGACCGTCTGGCGCAGAAACTCGGAGGTAGCAAAGGCGCGTGTCGCCTGTTCCCAGGCCTCGCCGGCTTCGAGAATGGCAATGCGCGCCTCGTCGGTTGGCGCCTTGAGTGCGGCCATCGCAACTTCCATCCGTTTGATCTCGATCGGCGTCTTGCCGATCTTGGCGGTCTCGAGCGCGAGATTGGCGGCAAAGTCCCGGGCGGCCTGGAGCGCGCGTTCGGCTTCAGTTTCCTTGGGGCATCTCGCGCTGCTGGCACGGTCGGTGCTGTCGCCGCGGATCTCTTCCGCCTTGGCGGCAAGCCGGGCCTTGGCAGCAGCGATGCTGTTTTCCCGCCACCGTGCTGAAAAGGCGTCCATCATGCTCATCGCATCACCAAAAGCAGACGCGAATTCATCGCGGACCTGGGCGCCCATACGCGCGGTCGAACCCGCAAAGCTGTTTTCCATCCGCGGTAGAGCCACGCTCTCGATCCGGGTGATGGTGGCAAGGCCCACTCGGTCAAGCACCGGGTTCACCCATTCGGCGAGCCAGTTGAGCGCTGCGATCGCTTTGTTGGCGAGGTATTCGATCCCGCTGATTGCCAGATTGGCGGAGCCAACAGCAGCTTCGCCAACCACACCGGGCAGTGCGGCCCAGGTGACACGGATCGCATTGAACCCGCCGACCCAGCCAGCATAGAGAATGGCGACTGCGTATTTGCCAGCAGTCAGCACCGCCTCAAAGGCCGTGACCGCCCAGTCCTTGAGTGTCGAGAATACCGAGCCCAGGTTGAGTCCATCCGAGACGGTCGTCCACAGCCCCTTCATGGTATCGCCGACGGTGATCCCGACGGGGCCCAGCTTTGCCATTTCCTTTTTGGTGAGGCCGAGGCTTTGCGCATAGCGGTCGAGCTCGCCCGTCTGTTTGACGCTCGACTGGAACAGCTTGAATGCGCCGAACGCGATGCCAGCGGCAGCAGCGGCTGCGAGAAGATAGGGGTTTGTCAGCGCTGCCGCCGCCGCACTGGCAGCAAGCCCCAGCAGCGCCCGGGCCATGCCGCCGATGCCGACACCGGCCTGCATGGCGATTTGCCCGATCTGCGTGCCCTGCTGCATGAACACGGTCATGGGTTTCTGACCGGAGAACAGGCCGACCACCATGTCGTTGAGCTGAAAGACGAGGTTTTGGACGTGATGCCCGGCAAGCTTGGCCGAGCCGCCCATGCGCGTGACACCGCCGCCCCCGACCGCATTGAGCGCCCGGTCAGCACGCGACGCGCTGTCGGCCATATCGCCCATGGCGCCCGCCACCGTGCGTTTCATGTCGGCCATCTCCTTCTGGAGCCGGGCGACATTGGTGATCATTTCAATTTCGAGGGTGCCTGCTTTCACGTGCTGGGCTCCTTCGACATCATCAGCGCTCGGAAGGCGTTGGTCACTTTCCGGGAGACTTCATCGCGGTTGAGGACGGACGTGGCAGTCCAGGGCGGCGGGCAATCCGGCTCACGGGCGCGGATGGTTTCAGCGACGAATTCGACCGATAGGCGCCGCAGAAGGCGGACCAGCCACGGAGGCAGATCGAGCCCCATGCACTGCTGCCACTCGCCAATCGTGGCCCAGGAGATGGGGACTGCGCCCATCGCGCCTGGATCGGTGGGGCCGACTTCCATCAACCAGTCGATCACCCAGGGGGTGCGGATTGGTGGGAAGTCGGGGGCAAGGTCGTCCATGGCCATTCGCTGGAGCCGGGTCAGCGGTTCGCTCTCGGGTTCAGGCTTTGGCCTTTTCCCGGTGCGCGGCTTGGGCGCTGTGCCGAGCCAAGCCAGCTGCCGGGCGTAAAGGCTCAGCTCTCGGCCGAGCTCTTCGTAAAATTTGCCCAGTCATTGATGTGAGCGGCGACCTGCGTGGCGATGAACCCGATCGATGGATCGGCATAGGCCTTGCGAAAAAGTTCCTGACGTTCGAGGCCATCGGCAGGCGGATAGGTGAAGCCGTTGAAGCTGACTGTGCAGGCAGCCAGAAAATCAGCCTGTTCAGCAAGCTTTTCCTCGGCCGTCTGGTCCATCTTCCCGCGCTTCTTGATCTTGTCCATCAGCTGGTTCTGCTGGCGAGCCTGGGCGCGCTGGTAGACCTTCGAGCCTGGACCGTAGACCGTGATCGAGAGGCGCTTGCCTTTGTCGTCGTAAAGCGGGGTGTCATGGCCGCCGACCAGTTCGACGATAGAGGTCTCGGTGGCGGCAAGCTTGGTAATGTCAAACATGAATGTTAAGCCTCTTTGCATGGGGGGAAGGACGGAGAATGTTGATGCCGAGGAGTGTGTTAGATGTTGAGACCAGCAGTTTCTGGTTCAAGATCGTGGATATGCTGCAGCATAATTGGGCAGTAATATTGCCGCAGGAAAATGGCGCTGAAGTGGTCTTCTTCGGTGACACCAGCTACATCTTTGACCGCATGAATTTTGCGAAGGCAGAGGATGCTGCAAAGGCACTTCGGCGTAATGGCTTCGCTCTGTTTGACGATGACAAGGACGCCCAGAGTTTCATCCCAAAACCACCGGCTCAGCTGAAAGATGAGGACATCTACCACCGCCCAATCTATTCAAGCGGCGAGTTTTGGCGTTAAGGCGCAAGGACTTCGACAATGCCCACACCGGCGGAGTTGGTGGTGAGTTCGAGGGTCACGGTGGCAGTGGTGATCTGATCGACCGAGCCGACGTTGACCTTGAAGCTCATGACCTGTGCCTGAAAATAGTACTTGTCGCCGTTCTGGGTGGTGACGAGGAAGCTGTGATCAGCGTCCGAGAGCGAGGCGGATTTGAGCAAGATCTGGCCGGCATCATCAGTGTCGAGACCCAGCTGGATCTGCATCGTGCCCTGGTTAAAGCTGCCCTTCTTTTTGACGACGCCGCGGCTGCCTACGGGATTGAAGGTGACGAGATTGAACTCGCGGCCGAACTCGCCGAGGTCGGATACTTCGCCGACTACGGTCATGGTCAGCGCATTGTAGCCGGTGGCGTCAAAAGTCGCAGGGGTAGAGGCCGACACCTTCAAGGTGGTGCCGGCGGAAGTCCGAACGGTCATGGCAATGGGTCCTTATGAAGGTTAGGCGAGACGTGCCTCGTTGAATGAGACGCGGAAGTCCTGCGTCTGCATGTGGATGCCGGTCTCCTCGTCGAGGAAGTCTGGTCCGGCGGAATCTGTGTGGACGGTCACGTCAAAGAGCCCGTCGATGGTGGGCATCTGGTCGGCCGCCGCCTGGCGGACGGCTGCAATAATGGCTTTCACTTCAGGGTAGGTTCGGGCCAGCACGGTCACCTGCACACGTTCGGTGACGCGGCGTTTCGGGCCCGGCGCTGGAATGTTGCGATCCACGCCGCTGACCGACATCAACGATATGGCCGGCAAGTCCGTGCCTTGGGGCAGCATTCCAGCGGCTATCCGTGCAACGGGGACAAGCGCCGTCACCCCGGTGTCAGCCACCAGGAGCGAGCGGACCGCAATAACCCCGTTCATTCGTCATCGACCTCGAGGGTCGGGGCCTTCAGGTTCCCGATCTGAACGCGGTGGGCGATGTAGGCACCCATGGCGTTCACCGCTTCCTCGGCTTTCTGGTCAAGCGCCGGGCGCAAGAAGGGTTTTGCGGCGTGGCCGGGGTGCATGACCGTGGGCCCGACGAAGTTCTCGCCAATCTTGAGAGTTCCGCGCTTCACCATCTTGTTGATCGTGCCGATACCGACTTTGCGCGGGCCGCGCCGGGTCTCACGCACCGGCTTGTCCGCCTCGGAAACCGAGATCAGGTGGGGTGCGACGCCATATTCAATGAATAGGCCGAGATAGGAGCCTTGGCCGCGAAGTTTGACGTAGGAGGAGAGCTTGACACCCTCGGTTCGGGTGCCGATCCCGATTGCGCGCTTCAATTGCCCGGTCTTTACCGGGACATTGGCCTTGGCCTGCTGCTGGATCACCTTAGCACCCGCCCGAAGTCCTCCACGGATCACGTTACGCTCCAGGTTTTTGGGCAGTTCATCGAGCAGACGCAGCAATTCAGGGCCGCCTTTGAGCCGGATCGTCATGGCGCGGCTCCTTCGCTCGAATGTTCCTCAACCATGATTTCCATGGCCTCCCGCCGCCCCAGCGTTGCCGGGCCGGACATGATCTGGTGGACGCGTGTATTGATGATGACACGCATATCTGCGGAGAGGCCAAGCAGATGCCGAATGCGGATCCGGACAGGACGGCGACCGATCTGGATGCTCTCGGCCAGGCGCTCGGCCTTGGACGGGAGAATGTCCTTTACCTCGGCCCAGACGCAGGCAAATTCAGTCCAAGTGACCTGTTCGGTGCCGTATTGCGGGTCGTGGGTGACGACCTTGCGCTCAATCCGGATCCTTGTGTCGAGCCTGGAAGCTAGATCCAGCGACATTGGAGCTGACCCACCAGCGTGTCGAAGGCGAGACAGGCTGCGCCTTCGCGGTTTTCGAACAGGGATGCGGTTTTGACCAGGATTGCAGCGCGGGCGATCGCCAGATCAGGGTCGTTCTCATCAAATCCGGCCGACAGTCTGATCTGGATCAGGCCGTCCGTGCCCAGCTCCGGCCAGGACTTCCCGGATGCCGGGCGGATGCGCGTGAACCCGTGGCGTCGGCGGACGACATAGTCCGTCTCTGGGAGGGGCACCGTTGAACCGCCCAGGGCAGTGTAGCGGATCTCGGCCACCGTGCAGGGACGGATGGGCACGGTGATTTCATCCAGCCAGTCTTCCAGCTGCAGTTCGAGGGTCTGTTCGCACAGCTTCAGGCCAGTCTGCTGCTCCAGTTCAGCTTGGGCTGCATCCAGTTTAGCGCCGAGCAGCAGGTCCTCGTCACGGCCATCAAGCCGAA